TTGCCACCAGGGTTATTAAGCAAGCCACCGTATTGTTCTTGCAGACCAGGCAATGCCCCTACACCTGCATTAAAAAAGGGTGACATAAACCCCATTGTGGCACCCGGGATTTGATTTAAATAAGGCATCGCGGCATTGGCCGGATTGGAATTGTGACCACCACCAAATAAATTACTTAACCAGCTCATGATTCATCCTTAAATCATAGGTAAACAAATTGTCTCCATACAGCCGTCACAATATTTGGCGGCACGCTATTATCATAGGTTATCACAAATTGTTTTGATACACGATTAGTCGTATCGAAAACAGTTTGACCGGATATGTCAGGAATATTAAAAGGCAGTGGTGACCCAATATAGGGCGTATAAATGGCTTGTATGTTCGCAATTTCAGTCGCAGATAATGCAGGAAATACAATACCTTCATTCTTAAAATTCGCTTGTAGCGCTTGAAACAGTGACGATAAGCCAAGACTCCAAAGTGGGGATAAATTCCCGTTCTTATCGACAGCAGGAATTTCCCTAGGCAAGTCTGGAAAGATGGATTGTGGGCTATTGGTTGTTGACATAAGGTACAAATCCTTGTGTATAAGCCGTCTATAAGTAAGGGATTAAATAATTGTTTAAAATTATCCACATTTTATAAAGTTTATTAGAGCCAGTTATTAAGAACCTTCAAAACTTATAACTTACTAAAAATAATCGTTTTTTATCGGTTATCCATAGCTAAATACGTTCTAATAACAACAATAAGTAAATAATATAATATATTATATTTATTACCGGCGAACGTTGACTATGCCATCAGTACTAACAAACCGTTTTAATCCCCAAAATTTAAACTGAGGCACAAAATCATTAGCAATCCCAAGCTGCCACCACATTAACCGATTTTTACGATGCCCGATGGGTGGTAGATAATAAGCCCACTCATTGCCAAAGGTTGCACCTCCATCAATGGATATTGACAAATCAACGTGCGGTAGCGATAAATTAGTAATGCCCGTATCGGCCATTTGCTGAGCGATTAAGAGTTGTTCTGTGCCACTGGCTACATTTTGGGGAATCATTAATGAGCCGTCTTGGGTAAGTAGCATTTTCCCATCTTGAGTCATAAGCCCCAAAAAGCCACCTTGAGTGGTTAGTGGATTGCCTGCTTGGGTGATGAGTATAATCTCGCCTAAATCTTGCTGCTGGTAATCAATTTCGCCCGATTCAATGGTAAAACCAATGTCATTAATGATTTGATAATTTTGGTCAGGCAAACGCACATTGGCACAGGTTCGAATACGTGGGATTTCATTGATAGAAGAATTTCCTAACGAGTCAACGTCTTCGTAGGTATTAATAACGGTATCTAAAGCAAACAGATTGCCATTATTTTTAGTGACAAAATAATACTGGTTGTTAAAAAAAGCCACTTCTGCGGCGATGTAATAATTTAGGTTTTGATCGCTGGCATGATAAATTTTCTGATTGTTGAAATCAAAAAATAGCGACAAATTGTCTGAGTAAAAGTTGATGTGATAAAATAAATGCCCGTCTTGTCTGTAGAGAAAGCCTTGAGAATCTTCAGGATTTTCTAAAGTAGCAAAAAGATAATCGATACCGTCATTAGATATACGATTAGGCATCCCGCCATTGGAATAAAGCAATACAGGCCCTGATTTCTCAGATTGACCAAGCCAGACTACTATCTCATCCATGTAGGCAACGGTTGCGGGTGATAAACAGCCATAGTCGATATTAAACTGGTTATTGCGCTGATAGGGGAATAATTGCGCACCTGTATCAAACCATGATTCGGTCACAATAGAACCCATGACAAAAATCATATTTCCCTTGGATGGAAAACGTACCACAGCCTGCGTATTGTCAGGTTTAGTTTGTAAGGTTCCCACAAAAGCGGCTGTATCAGGCCATGCGTTAATGCCTACAGTTCCGCTGGCATCTGTGGTTAATGGGCTTATATTGCCAATCGCATTAGCCGCTGTTGCATAAACTTGAAAAGTATTTCCAACAAAATTTCCAGCGTAATAAGTTGCACCGGGCCTTAATATCGTGGTGCCAACAAACATTATCGGACTACCGACAGAAATCGGCAAAACACTTGCAGGCGTTATCACGTTTGCGGCGCTGGTAAAGGTTGTTGATTGTAAATAACCCTCATTTTCTAGCGATAGGCGCCAGGTATTATTCGCAGGAGGATTAAAGGTCGTATCATTGCTTGCGGCCAAGATAAACCGTGTATTGTGAAAGGTTAAATAACCCGGTGTAAAATTAAGCGGCACGGTCACAAAGGTGGGATTTGGCGCAAGACTTGGGTCATAAATATAAAAGGCAGTCCCGTCAGAAATACCAATCTGAGGCTTATTATTTTCGGCTATGTAAACAACGCCAGTTGAGGTTTGTAAAATTCCTATAGGTACAACTTGCGAAAACGTAACACGTTCTTGTTGCTGGGAATATTCAATATTTACCAGATAAACACGGTCACTAATGACAACCACTAAACGCTCTAATTTCGTACTGGTAAAAATAGCGCGGCCAATCTTGCCGTTGTTAAAAGATAAGGATTTAACCGCAATTTGATAACCTGAGTAGGGAACTAAAAAGTTATCCGAAATGAACATATTGTAGGTTTTTTCAATGCTAATCTTTGGATAGCGTCCAAAGGTGCTTGAACCTGCAATATTAATCGGAAATTGTTTAAAATTGTCCCCACGGTTTCTCATATCATACCAAATCCTTTGGTAACAACACCCAATATCGTTGTGTTTAAACTAAACACTAAACCTGTTAACCATCTTAACGTTTTTTTTATTTCTTTGATATCTTCAGCTATATTGTTGGTTTTAACTTCGACTTTGGTTAAGCGAGATTCTAAAATTAATTCTTGGTTTTCCATTACAAACCATCCTTGGTTAGTTTTTATTATTCTTGATTCGCGAATTGCGAATGGTGTTCTAAGTATTTTATTGCTGCTTTTAATAAGTCAATATTATCATTAAATTTACCTATGCCTGTATTGCAACCATGACATAATAAAGCTCTTATTTTTCCGGTTTTATGGCAATGGTCAATTGCCAAAGCACAAATCTTTCCATCAGTTCTAGACTTTCTTGTTTCTTCTAAATTGCAAATTGCGCATTTATTATCTTGTTTCTCTAGCATCTTATAATAATGGTCTGGTGTAGTATGCAATCTCCTGCAAACTTCTTTCGTATTTCTTAATTGACCTTGTTTTGCTCGACTTTTTTTCTCGATTAAAAGATATTTTTCTTTATTTTTTATTCTATCTTTTCTAATCCATATATTAGCTTTTGGTTCTATTTCTGATAATCCTTCTCTAAATAAACGCCTATCTTCATTTCTTTTTTTATTAGCCGAAGCCTTATGTTTATCAGGATTATTTAATTTGTAAGTCCTATCTTTATCTCTTCTACATTCAAGACATCGAAGTTGATATCTTAATTTCATTTGTTTATTTTTTTCTCGCCTAACATTCTCTTCTGTTAACGAACCATGAATTTTACATATTTTTACTATCATTTTATTCTCCTGTTTGGTTAATTCAGAAGAATTATATTTGGTAGGTCATCCATTGTCAATTAATTATAGGTCATGGACGCCAGCCCCTCCCGATATTTATATCTCCCCACGAGTACCCCCCATTGTTACCATCTGCATTAAGAATAGACAATTTCTTCCCAGATAAATCAGGAGGTGACATATACATCAACTTACGCTGATAGGATTTTAAAATCTGCTCAGATTCTGGGTTAAATAAAATCCCATATTCACTACAGAAGTACTTAGCTAGCGCGTAACGCAGATATTCAATATAAGACGTATCATAGCCTTGTGTAGGGCTGTTAATGAATGTATATAGGGTATAGTTGGGCACACCAATTGGAACGAGTAGCGACTGTGTAACGTCGGTTAAATCGGTATCTAAATTCACATCCACAAAAAATATTTTAGCCTTCATCTTGATTGGGTAAGGCTGGTTAGGAATAAAGTACATGCCTAACTGACCACCTCCGACTGACCTGTCAAAGTTCCAAGAAAAAGGTAGGGTTGTAATGTTATCAACGCGTGAGGAACCAAAATAGTTAGAGCGACTGGTACTTACCATAGGATAGCGGACAACGCCTAGATTAAAGGTCATCTCTTCAATGGCTGCCACATTGGGTAAAAAATAATATTCTTGGCTTGGAACTGCATTGAAAGTAATGTACTGCCAATAAGGGATTAAATCGGTTTCAATTTGCTTAAAATTTAATAAATCATTAAGCATGTCCAAGCCATCATAGATTTGATCGCCTGTGGGTACTTGTAAATTTCGAGCAACAATTCCAGATAAATACAAGGAGCGAGTTATTAACTTTTCAGCAGTATAAGCCATTTCACCCACTCCCTATTTAGAATTACACCAATGCAGGATAAGCAGTATTAGAAACCCCTGCCCATTCAACCACTGATACGGTAACAGCATCCGATGCTGAGGTGACTTTGTAATCAATCTCAGGCTTAGATGCGCCTACACCTGCAATAACTTGGATATATTGACTTTGCGCAAAACCGGCAGTGGTGCCTGTTATTGTTGGCAAATTACCAGTTGCCGTAGAGCCTGTAGGTCTAAATTGCACCGTATCACCGACAGCCGCAGGTGTAAAATTAACCAATAACGTCACGATTATGTTTTCCAGTGTTGTCGTTGGAATCGCACTACCTGTGGTTAAATCCATTGCTGTAAAGGTAGTCGCATTTCCGCCAGTTAGTACGGCAATACCGGGGGAATTGAAATAGGTTAACAATCCACCAATGTTTTGAGGCTTATTGGTCGCATAAACAAAGTGACTGGATGCATCGGTAGCCCAGAAACCAATTAAGCGGTAGGAATCATAACCCGCTGGCAATGTAGGTGCTTGGTTACTAGTTAGGCTCAATATAGCCGCAGTGTTGTTGTAATTGCGTGAATCGCCAATTAAATACACTGCATATTGCGTACTCGCAGCAATTGTGCCCGCATCCAAACCGTTAACGCCATTGATTGCGGAATTGATAAACAGTCCAGGCTGGTAGTTTTGGAAAAGTAACGCAGGATTATCAATACCAAAATAGTTTTGTAACCCAACGACCATATCAATGCTATTGGTTGAATCACGAGCAGCCCCTGGTGCTACAGCGATAACGGTAGCCGCTGTTGGGGTGGCTGCGGATAATTGCAGCCCAGTGATGTATAAATGAGGCAATGCATAAATTGTCTCGTTTTGTATTTGTGGAGTAGCCATGTTTTTATCCTCAATAAATTGGGTTTGAACTGGTTACGATTTGTAACCAGTACCTAAAGCATTAACCTTGTGACAATGGAACAATGTAGCGCATGGAGTATTCAGGAACGATTACTGAACCATGAGTTTCATCATAAATCATGCCGGTTTGGTTTTGTCCAAACAAAGAACCGTAAGTCAAACGTAAGGATGCACCGGTTGTGTCATCATACTCATTTGCTGTTGGGTAAGGGCTTTGTTCAGGCAATTGAGGCATCGCTAAATAAAACGCGTCTCCACCTAAAATACCACCGCAACGATGTGAAGGAAGACCCAAAACTTGCATGCCTGCAACAATTGGATTATTAACGTTTTGGTTTTGACCACCAG